TATCCTGCTGCTGTCTACGTCTCGTTTATTCTAGTATACTTAGTTATATACTCGTTATAGCTTTGGGATAAATATATAAACCTACCGAGTTAGTAGGTTAATGGTTCGTCTCGTTGTATTTGTAACACGGACAGGTGTTCGTCTACAGCGGACACTTTTATCGGGGATCTGCTGCCGGTTCCTGCTGTCTTGCCCGGTGGATCTTGTGCATTTTATGGCTGTCTGTCTTCCGGTGACGGACAGCTTTTTATTTTTGCTCGGTATCATATCGAGAACGTATAATAAGCTGCTTACCATACGGAAACAGCCTAGAAAAATCTCGCATAATAAGTGTTGAACGAGATTACTATTCATATTGCCTGCTGCTGGGGCTGCCCTGGCCTTTTAGCCTGCCGCCTGCCTGCTGCCTGCCTGCCTGCCGCCGGTCAAGTGTGGTATGCCTGCCTGCACGATTATATGATCGCAAGGCAAGAGGGCGTAGCGGAAAAACGACGGCACCCCAAATAATAACGCTATATATATATTCACCATGTGTTAATTCATAGCTTTTAGACTATTAGCTTTTTGTAACTATGCCATCTGCTGATAGCGGTTCACCTTCAAAAACAGGGGGAAATTGTGATTGAAGGTTGCGGACACGGAAAAAAGTTGTAAAAACTTATCCCCTTTCCTATTACGGAAAATTGCAAGTATTTAAACGAGAAATGTGGTAAGAATATAGGCTGAAGAGGAGTTATTGATTTTGACTCGTTTCATTGGTTTCCTCCTGAACAGCGGCAAGGGTTCTGGATGTTACCGGACATCTGACGAGGAAGAAGAGAACCGGAGTGAAAATCTCCAAGGGGTATGAGGGGTGTGTAGAGTTTATCTATACTCCCCTTTTATAACAGACAGAGGTGTACCCCCAAGAAAAACAGGGGGTGGCCTTTTATAAATCAAGTGCTGAAAAATAATAAAACCCACTGCAGGAAAGAGGTGATGACCTATTGCTCGACTTGGCACAAGCCGTGGAAACAAGAACGAAATAACATGGGATGTCGGTACTCCTAACGAAAAGCAGAGACAAGCATTCCTTGCGAAGACTTTGTACGTTGGATACGGTGGTGCAAAAGGGGGCGGCTAGGCAAGACCTGGTTCATTCAACACAAAGCAATAGGTGGTGCATTGCAGTATCCGGGAATCAAGATCCTGATCATGAGGGCACACTATCCTGAGCTGCAACAGTCACATATCAATCCTATCAAAGCTTTGGTTGCTCCGCTGCAAATCTGTACCTACAACGACAGAGACAAGATCATGACATTTGACCTTGGAGATGACAAACCACCGTCCACTATTAAGTTTGGGCACTGGGTTGGTGAGCAGTCAGAAGACGAGTACAACGGACTTGAGTATGACTGGATATTCATGGACGAGGCAACGCAGTTTTCAGAGAGAGCGTTCAACTTTCTCGGCGGCTGTCTCCGTGGTACGAATGACATACCTAAACGATTCTATGTAACTTGCAATCCGGGTGAACTTTGCCCCACTCCATATCGTGATGCCTGGTGGGATCAGTATGTAGTGAAAATCGAGGAAAAAACACTGGAAAGCTAAAGTATTGAAAAAACATCTAATGGAGGATGAATATGATAGACGAGACTGGAAAGAAGTACGGCAGACTGACCGTTATCGAGCTTGCAGAAATCAATCCGAAGCGTGGCACTAAATGGTTATGTGCTTGCGATTGTGGAATGACCACTCTGGTTTATGGGAGCAACTTGAGAAAAGGAACTACCAAAAGCTGCGGATGTCTGAAGAGAGAAGTTTGTGAGAATCTTGGAACCGCAAACAGAGATAGGAGTTCTGCAAGAATGAAAGTCTTTAACAAGACACCAGAACATAGGGAGCAGTCAAGAATCGCTGCCACAACACACGGCGGCACACACACAAGACTGTTCAGAGTCTGGGAGCATATGCGTGAGCGGTGCAATTCCGAAAAGGGTGCCCATGCAAGATGGTATCACGAAAGAGGCATCAGAGTCTGTGACGAATGGGAGCATGACTTTGCGGCCTTTAGGGATTGGGCATTTGCAAACGGATATGTTGAGCAACCGAAAGGCACTCCTTTCAAAGACAAGCTTTCGATAGACAGGATTGATCCTGACAAGGGATATTCGCCTGACAACTGTAGATGGATTTCCTGCTCTGAAAATTCTCGTCTGCGTAATCAATACCATGCCGATCAGAGGTGAAGGTTCATCGAAGGTGAACCAGCCGCAACGCATAGGGAGTGAAAAGATATAATCTCCCCACGAGGCCTCGACAGTCTTAATGGCTGAAAAGATATGCTGAACTTATGGGAAACCATAAGAACTATCGGATAAAAAGCCGGTAGGGTAACACATTGGGAGTTGGACATCGTTGGGTTAAAAGGATCTTTGTGGATAAGTCCTATAAGACTCACTGTGCTAATCCTGAAGAGAATGAGAACCCTGAAGATTATACGTTTATCTTTGCGACAGTAGACGATAACAAGGTGATGCTGGAGAAGTCTCCTGCATACCTTCGGAACCTTGCGAATATGCCGCCGGACTTGATGAGGGCATACCGATATGGTGACTGGAACATACTTGGCGGCAACTACTTCAAGGAGTTCACTTCCGGCGTACATACCTGCGATCCGTTCAAGATCCCCGAACACTGGGTAAGATACAGGAGCTTCGACTACGGCTTGGACAGACTTGCTGTCGGCTGGTGGGCGGTTGATGAAGACGGACGGCACTGGCTATACAGGGCGTATGAAGAAAAGGATTTGATAGCGTCCAAAGCGGCAAGGGCAATCCTCGACAACACACTTCCAAACGAACACATAGCGGCAACATACGCACCGTGGGATTTGTGGAGCAGAGGAAAAGACTCAGGCAGAATGGTTGCTGAAACATTCCTCAATGCCGGTGTTGACATGGTGAGTGCGGACAGGAACAGGGTTCAGGGTCATATGCTGATGAAAGAAGCAATGACACCCATCCCCCTGAAAGACAGTTATGTCAGGAGCGTATATGCGGCAAGAGCCGGTGAAGCACCGAATATGCTGCCCGGATTCATGATATTCAATACCTGCGAGAAAGTCATCTCGGATTTAAAGGACATCCAGGCAGATGAGAAGAATCTGAATGACTGTGCGAAAGAACCGCATGAGATTACACATAACCCAGATATGTGCAGGTACTACATCATAAGCAGAGTACTCAAGGCAGAGAAGCCTGTAGATGGAGAACCTGAAGATGAATACTTCGACAGGCGTGAGGATTATGAAAGTTACATGACAGGCGGTGAGCCTACAGCCAGCTACATTGCAAGCTGAGAAAGGAAGACTGATGGCTGAAGCAAGCAAGCCGGAAACAAGAGGACGGAAACCGACTTACAATGATCCGAAAGTATTGAGGCAGAAAGTAGACGATTACTTTCAGGAATGCGAAGAAAAGAGAGTATTCGCAGACTATGCCGGTTTAAGGATACATCTGAAACTGTCCAAGCAGGACATTGAAGATTTATGCGAGGACGAAGCGTACCGTGCGATCTTTGACTATGCGAGAGACAGAAGAGAGAGTGCATTGGTGCGGAAGATGGTGACTGATCCGAAAGCGGCACAGGGATGCAAGAACGCATTGGCAATGCCGGAGAACGGCGGCTACAACGATAAGGCCGCAGAGAAGCATGACAGAAAGATCAGCATCAAAGCTTCGGATGAAGTTGCCGAACTGTTCAAGTAAGGAGAACCGATGGAGATATATATACTTTGCGGAGTTCTGTTTCTGATGTTGTGCGTGGGTGCGTTTGCGTACCTGTATATGTGCATCAAATCTGACAGGGCACTGCTGCATAAGCTGGATGATGGAATGACAGTATATCAGGAAATGTTTGCGAAGCTGTCTGCCAAAGTGCAGGAGCTGGACAAAGAAATGGACACTTCAAGAGAGGCAATGGCTGAATGGTCAGAAGCCGGAAAGCTGGCACGGAAGAGTGAAGAGGATTTTAACGAGGGGTTGAATAACATTCTGAATTTTCAGCCTGTCTCAAAACAAAAAGGTGATAAGAATTGAAAGACGAAGAACTTTACCTGTTTGGTGAAAGTGATAAGCCTGACAAGATCATAGCATGGAAACTGTACGAAGACGGCCTGCGTTTCAATGACCACTTTGAACTCGACAAGATAGTCAAGTCCAATGAGGATATGTACATAGGCAAACAGTGGGAAGGTGTAGTAAGTAACGGACTTCCTACCCCTGTGTTCAACTACCTCAAGAGAGTTGTCGGATTCATCGTATCTTCGATCACAGCGGACAGAATAACGGTTCTTGTAACGCAGATGGCTGCGGCAGGAATCATCGACAAGGAATACGCAGACAGAATCATTGCTGTTGTGAATGCGGAATTCCAGAGCCTGTGCGAGAGAAACAACATCCCGAAGATGGCACGATCCCTTGCCAGGAACGCAGCCGTAGACGGTGACGGTTGTCTGTATTCTTACTGGGATGCAGATGCCCATACCGGAATGTTCAACGGCAGTGAAGAGATCATGGGTGCGATCAGGAAAGAGATTATTGAGAATGACAGAGTGTTCTTCGGCAATCCGCAGGACAGAGCCGTTCAGGATCAGCCTTGGATCATCATTTCCAGCCGTGAGTTTGTCCGTGATGTAAAGAAGAGGGCAAAGGAAAACGGATCAAAGGAATGGCAGGACATTGTTCCTGACGAGCAGATCACAAACGTAGAGAAGAAGCCTTACCAGATTGGCAACAACAAAGTAACCACTCTCCTTCTCCTCTACCGTGATGATGAGACTGAAACAATCTGGGCATATGAATGCACAAAGACCGGGGAGATTCGTGAGCCTTGGGATACAGGCTGCAAGCTCTACCCCATCGCATGGCTGAACTGGGATGCGATTAAGGACTCCTATCACGGACAGGCAATGGTTACAGGACTGATTCCGAACCAGCTGTTTGTCAATAAGATGTGGGCAATGATCCAACTGTCCTGTATGCGTTCCGCATTCGGAAAAGTAGTCTATGACAAGACGAAAATTGGCAGATGGGATAACGCAGTAGGTTCTGCGATTCCTGTTGTAGGAAACGTAGACAATGTTGCGAAGAACATAGATCCGACTCCAATTCAGCCGCAGGTATCCGATCTTGTTCAGCTTGCTGTTGAGATGTCTGAGCAGAACATGGGTGCTACCGCTGTGGCAATGGGTGATACAAGACCGGACAATACTTCGGCAATCATTGCATTGCAGAGAGCTTCAAATACTCCGCATGAACTGACGAAGCAGAACCTGTACGATTGCATTGAGGATTCGTTCAGAATAGACCTTGACATCATGACGGCAAACTACGGAATCCGCCCTGTGCTTGTGCCGCCAACCGCAATGGAAGCAGACGCTTACAAGTTTGCAGGACAGCCTGTGCCTGAGAATGTTCAGGTGATGTTCGACTTCTCACAGCTTGCGAACCATCCGTTCACGCTGAAGCTGGATGTGGGTGCTTCTACTTACTGGTCGGAGACAGCTGCAATCCAGACAATGGACAACCTGCTGATGAATGGCAGAATCCTCACATCTGAGTATCTCGACAGACTGCCTGAAGACTTCATGCCGAAGAAGGGTGAACTCCTGGCGGCAGTGAGAGCAAGAGAAGACGCACAGGGATTGTCCGCTCCTATTACTCCGAATCCTAATCAGGGAATGCCGGAACCGGAAGGTGCAGAGACACTTGTTCCGCAGGAGATGACTGAACAGGTTGAAGGTAAAGCAGAGATACCGACAGGCAGCGGCAACGGAGCAATGCAGAGAGCAATCGCACGGACAGGAGAAGTACCTCCTGAAATTCTATAACAAGGAGACAGATTATGGATATTTTAGTAGACAGACTCACAACGGTAGATGCAAGCGGTAATCGGAACGTGTATCAGGAGATTGCCGGTACATCTTCGGACAGCAAGCCGACAGGACTTGCATCCGGTTCCATCTTCACGGAAGTGAATACAGGGAAAGTGTTCTTCTACAACGCAGCAGCCGGAACCTGGGTAGAGCAGTTCAGTTTCCAGTCATAAGGGGGGACTACCATGTTTGATCATGGATTTCCATCTGATTGGAGTACGATCAAAAAGTTAATATGGCTGAAGGGCGTGATTGCTGGCGGCGCATCTGCCGTTTGGAAAACCGTCACAGGCACATTAATCCACATCACCGATGCCCTTGCCTCACCGATGCAGAAGTGTGAAGTCACGCTTGAGCCGATTCAAAGCGGAAGTGGTGATCCCTCTCCAACGAACATCCGTCCAATACAGGGAAGAACCGGAACTGCTGTGAATGTCACAGGGAAGAATCTGTTTACAACAGCTGGAGAAACAACAGGATATTTTCTTGATTCTGATTGCGATGAACTTGCTTCTTCAAGTTGGAACTGCAGTAATTATATTGCTGTTTCACCAAGTACGCAGTACACATTTACACCTAACTCGACAGCTGGCAATTCCGCAAAAGCATGGTATTACGATACCAACAAAGTAAAAATATCGTATATTGCATCAGGCCAGCAAACATTTACAACTCCTGCAAATTGTGCATTTATGCGGTTTTCCTATCGTGATTCAAGCACGAACATTCAGCTTGAAGTTGGCTCAACCGCAACAACCTACGAACCATTTGGCACAACCTACTCCGTCACATTCCCTGATTCTACAGGCACTGTCTACGGTGGAACTTATGACTTCGTGAGTGGGGTGCTGACGGTTGACAGAGTTTGCGAAACATTTGATGGGAGCAGTGACGAAAATTGGGAAAGGCATGCGTCAGGTAGTTCGGGATCGTATGCGATGAAAATTTACCCAACACATTCTGCTAAATTCGGAAACAATACCTTATTTGCAAACTATTTGAAATCATTATCAAGGCAAGCAACATGGGGAAGTTATGACTCATTTATTTCGTGGTTTACAACAGGGCAATTTGCGACAGGTATTAGATCAATAACAACTGTTGAAGATTGGAGAACATATCTTGCATCAAATAACTTGCAAGTATCATTTAATCTTTTAACGCCTATTGAAATAACCCTTACCCCCCAACAGGTTTCAACCCTTGCCGGAGAGAACAACGTATGGGGTGACGGAAACATCGAGATGACCTACAAGGCACAGGCATGAAAACCAAAGCGTTAATCCTCGCAATTCTGACAATCATCATGCTCTTCTGCGTGGCATTAACATTTGATGTCTACGCAGAGGGCATAGGTGAGATCAGAATCCCAAGCATCAACTGCACATTTGATTTGTCTTGGCAATACTCACAGGCATCAGCACATCAGCACATTGCTTGTCTGTACCGACAACAAGGGTGCATCATCGTAGGCAATCATTACGCATCTGCATCTGAATCAGGTGGGTTATGGAAACTTGAGAATCTCCATGTTGGTGACAAGGCATACATCGAGTATGTTACGGCAGACGGCACAGAGATTGTGCATCACACAGGCAACTATGTCTGCTATGCGATATTCCTTGCCGATGTGGTAGGGCATGAATTTGCTCACAAAGGCATTGAAGTGAAACCATACGAACCAACAGACCTGATTTGCACCACTTGCGTGGGGGCAGATTGCAAGAGGAATTATGTCGCATTCTTTGAGGAAGTTGCTTAACGGCAACACTAATTCCAACACACCCAATGCGTTGAATGCGTTGGGAGTGCGTTAGAGGAAACTTTAAAAACTAAATAGAAAGGACGAACCAATGAACACATACCCCTCATTCGGAGCGTTCAATCAACAGCTCCAGCAGGTTCAGAATCAGCTTGCATCTATGCAGGCAACAATGTTTAGAGAGTAAAGGAGAAAAAATGCTATGACGAAAGAATTTTGGGTGGCGGCTGGTATCAGAGCAATCAGAACAATTTGCCAGACCGCAGTCAGTGTAATTGGCACAAGTGCCTTGCTGAGTGAGGTTAACTGGGTGGCAGTAGGCAGCTCCGCACTGCTTGCCGGTATCCTGTCGGTTCTTACCAGCATAGCAACCGGACTTCCTGAAGCTCCGAACGAAAAATGATCTTTAATCTTTCTCAAGGGGGCGAGTCAACAATTACTGTTGCCGCCCCCAGCGGAGCAACTATTTCCGCTACAGGCGGTGGAGAATCTGTATCTGCAACTGTAGCACAAGGTTCTACAAGTGCTGTTCTTAAAGTTCATACGATTGCGAACTGGGCACTTACTTGCAGCTACAGTGGGCAGGCGAAAGACGGAACAGTTAATATTGATTCCTACGGACAGTCAAAGTCCATACAGTTCTCCGCTATAAACATTACATCCCCAAGCGGATACACAGTATCTGTAGATGGGAAGTCAAGGACATCTTCCGGTGTGCTTCTTGTCAACAGCACAGGTTCCAAATCTGTTTCCTGCTCCAAAACCAATGTCACTACGAAGTCCAAAAGCATTACTGTATCGTCCGGAACAGTATCATATCCCATCCAGTTCTCAGCTGTGACAGTAACTGCCCCGAATAGTGCAACAGTATCATGCAATGGAATTTCAATATCAGGCAGCGGTGTAATACTTGTTGTAGATATAGAGGAAAAGTCGCTTAAATGCACATACTCTGGGGCAACGGATAAGTATAAAAACTTTACTGTTACGTCTGGAACAACAGCATATTCTGCACAGTTCTCCACTTTGACTGTAACAGCACCGTCAAGCTCTACGATATCGTGCGGTGGGATTTCAAGGACAGGCGGCGGCGTGATACTTGTTGAGGGAACAGGATCGAAGACGGTTAGTTGTACTCTGTCTGGAGCAACAGATAAATCTTCTTCGTTTACTGTCTCATCCGGCACAACTGCTTACACGAAGCAGTTTACTGTCCTCAATGTTACCGCTCCAAGTGGTTCAACTATATCCTGTGATGGTTCTTCAAGAAGCAGCAACGGCGGCATTCTTGTTTCAGGTACAGGGCAGAAGACTGTCGAGTGCAACTATGACAGCGTAAAACACTATTGGTATCCAACGATTGCATCAGGTACAACATCCTACTCCAATACGTTCACTTACTCCTGCACAATTTCTGTTACTTGCCCAGCCGGTGCATCTGTTGTCGCATCACGCTCCGGTTATAGCAATGTAACACGGACAGGCTCTGGCAGCATTACAGTTCCGAAGTACGGCAACTGGACAGTTACAGTAACAATAGGTTCCGGTACAGGACAGGAGTCAAAAGCTGCTACTGTATATGCGGAGTACGATACCACGAAGTCAACCAGCCTGTATCCGAAGTTCTGGATTTACAGAGCTAACTCCAGCGGTGGGTACAAGGGTGCAGGACTTGAACTGTGGGATGCAGATGGTGTTGGAGCTGCTATCAGTTACGGCTCATCGTATGCAGACTATACCTGCTCTGACGGCGGTAACAACACTCTGATAACTACAAGTGATGTCAACCTTACCGGCTACTCAACAATGTATATCCACTGCAAACTGGTATATGCAAACAGAGTGGAACTTGGCTTGACAACATATGCCAACAGATCTAATTCTGACAATTGGGCATACAGGAACAAGATTCATGCTTTAAGCCAACAGGACAACAGAGTGAATTGGGATTGGGCAAATTACTCAATCAGCATCAGCTCCACTGCAAGTATAAGACCTGTCCTGCTGAACCTTGGCGGTGGTTACATCCCAGGCATCTCACAGGATAAGGATTCCGAAGTAGAGATAGACGCATGGTGGTTAGAATGATTACACAAGATGAACTTGATGTATTCGTCAACGAACTGATAGACGAACAGGAGAAAGACGATGAGTGAAGCAACAATATGGCAAAAACTGAAAGCTAAAGGCTTGTCAGATACTGCTGTTGCAGCCGTCATGGGGAACATGAAAGGTGAAAGCGGCCTTATCCCCTACAGAGTCCAAGGTGACTTTGGTGACGGCTATGAATGGTCAAAAATCTACACTGCCGAAGTTGACAGCGGAGAAATCAGCAAGGCAGGATTCCTCTATGAAGGGCCATGCGGCGGTGGTTACGGACTCTGCCAGTGGACTTTCTGGAGCAGAAAAGAAGGCTTGTATGACACAGCCAAAAGGCTTGGGTTGTCAATCGGTGATGAACAGGTAGCTGCTGACTGGTTCTATGCAGAGATTCAGGAACCGCAGAGGAAGGTTGTATGGGATGACCTTCACTCCAACAAGAGTCTTTACGATATGACAGTCTCTGTCCTTGTGAACTATGAGAAGCCGTATGACCAGTCACAGAGAGTCAGAGATCAAAGGACTGCATGGGCACAGGAAATATATGACAGAAATGCAGGAACTGCTCCTGCACCTGAACCCACTCCAGAACCCGAACCCACTCCTGTTCCAACGCCAATTTATACTTGTACCATTACAGCACCTGTTCTCAAGAAAGGTGACAAGGACACAAGTAAAGGCGGAGACAAGGGAGTAACTGTTTCCATGCTTCAGAAAGGTATCGAGAAGAATGGTATCAGTCTTGGATCATGGGGTTGTGACGGAGACTTTGGCTCTGCCACAGAGAATGCAGTAAAGAAATTCCAGCAGAAGTGCAACATTACAGTTGACGGAGTTGTTGGGCATGACACTTGGCAAATACTGTTTCAGTGAAGGTGATGCGTATGGATGAGGAGAAGTATTTGGAGCAAAAGCTTGATGAGCTTGAGCAGACTGTTGCTGATTTAAAAGAACAGCATGAAGCCGATGACGAGGCTATTCGTCATGAACTTGAAGAACTCTGGGAAGTAATCAACATTATGCAAGGCGTAGATCCGGCAAAGGCAGGTGAACCAAATGAGTGACACTGTTTTGGCTGCATTAATAGGTGCAATCGCAAGTATTGTTGTTAACCTGATCTCCAACGCAAGCCGGAGAAAGAAAAGGGTAATTGACGAAGCGGTAAAAGAAGAACGCTTGCAGAACAGGCTTGCATCGATTGAGGGCAAGCTTGACGAGCATAACGGCTACGCCAAGCTATTCTCCCAAATCACAACAGACATTGCAGTTATCAAGACCAAGATAGAGGCAATGCAGAAGAATTAATTTTGTTAACTTTTGAAGGGATAGACCAATCCCGGAAAGGATATATATGAACGAAGAGAATAATGCCTTAGTTCCTGAAATTTCCGATGACAATGTCGATTCGTTAGGTGACGGCCTGTTTGAAGGATGGGATGACGATCCCATGAACTTCACCGAAGAGACGGAGACTGAAGAAGTAACAGAAACTGAGGGAGAGTCCGCAGAAGATGAAGACGAATCCGAAAGCACAGACCAGGCTGACGAAGAAGCTGAAGACGAAGCGGAGAAACCGGACGATTCCGAAAAGGAAGAGAAACCTGTTACGGAAGACGGCAAGACCAGCCAGAAGACCTATACTTTCACACATTTAGATGATGATCCTATCACGCTGACTCCTGAAGAGATGGTGCCGTATGTCAACAAAGGACTTGACTATGACCGCATCAGATCTGAAAGAGATGCGATGAAAGCAAATTATCCGAAGTATGAAATGTATGCAGAATTTCTCAACTCGATTAAGGGAAAGTTCGACAGCGTTGAGGATCTCATGGATGATACCAACGCCACGATCCTTGTGAAGAATGAAGCAGAAAATGGCAGAACTCTGACCAAGGAAGATGCTCTCGCAAAGGTTAAGGCTAACAGAGAGGCACAGTACAAGACGAAGGTTCCACCCAAAGCTGCTGAAGAGAAGCCGGAAGAGCCAAAGGAAAACCCGAAAGAGACAGAGGCTAAATCCTTTGTTGTTACTTTCAGAAAGATATTCCCGAAAGAAAATGTTCCTGAATGGAAAGACCTTCCTGCCGAAGTTCGTAAAGAGTTTGAGGAAACCGGAAAGCTGACTGCACCGTACCTCGCATGGAGACTTAGCCAGAAAGAAAACGAAATCAAAACTATAAAAAATAATCAAAAGAATAAGGAGAGGTCAACCGGCTCTCGCAAGTCAATAGGCAAAGGTAAAGAGCCAACCGATCCAATGCTTGATGGCTTCGACGATGACTTCTAAGATTGACTCTCCTGAAGGAGATAATAATGGCAACTGTCCATCTCGCTGATAAAGTCAGCAAAAAAATTGACGAAAGATTCCATTTCAATTCCTACACCGAATCTATGGCTGGCAACGCCTATGAGTTTGAAGGTGTAAAGAAAATCAAAATCTACAACGTAGACACTGCCCCGATGCACGATTACACTCGTTCCGGCAGCTCTCGTTACGGCACTCCTGCTGAACTGACTGACCGCCAGTATGAACTGGAGATGACTCAGGACAAGTCCGCTACCTGGACGATTGACAAGGGCAATCAGCTTGAGCAGTTCAACATCAAGGGTGCAAACCAGTCCGCAAGCCGTCAGACCAACGAAGTTGTCATCCCGATGGTTGACAAGTATGCTCTGAAGAAGTGGGTTGCCGGTGCTGGCTCCAAGGTTGTTCTTGGTTCTGCCATGACCGCAAACACCGCAATCGCAGCTTTCAACGATGCAGTTGAATGCCTCGACAACCGTGCAGTTCCTGAAGCAGGCCGTACCTGCGTTATCAAGAACAGCAAGTACAAACTCCTCAAGCAGGCTCCTCAGTTCGTCTACACTGATAAGAATGCTCAGAATGCTCTGGTCAAGGGCAAAGTCGGTGAGATTGACGGCATCGACATTAAGCCGATTCCTGACAAGTATCTGCCTGCTGATGTTGATATGCTCATCGTTCAGAAGAAAGCAATCCTGCGTCCGAAGAAACTGTTTGAGTACAACATCCATCAGGATCCCCCGGGAATCTCCGGCAACCTTGTTGAGTTCCGTATGATGTATGACGCATTCGTTCTGGACGCTGTTGCAGACGCTGTCTGCGTAGTCACTTCCAACGCAAGCATCATTGCTCCGAATGTGACCATCGCATTCAATGCAACCTCCAATACCGGTTCTATCGCCGGCACCGGATATGACAAGATCTTCTACACCATCGATGGTACTGATCCTCGTTCTTCCGGCACTGCCATTGAGACGAATGCCAACGTAAGCATCAATGCTACCACTGGTGCAACCGTCACCACGATTCGTGCGATTTCCTACAATGCAAATGCTACCGTCCAGTATGGTCGGCCGCAGGAGCTGGAAGTACGCTAATCCATTAACCGTTAAGGGGGATGGGTATTCCCCATCTCCCTTAATTCATAGAAAGGTTTTTACATGAAAGTAGACATTATTATTCCGGCCTATAATTGCCATGAAACGATCAACAGAGCATTAGCGTCATGTGCTATGCAGAAACTTGATGAAGGTGATGAGTTCACTGTAACGATTGTTGATGACGCTTCTGAGAAAGGCTACGAAAACATTGCACAGTATTGGAATGCTGTCATGGATGTGCAGCTCGTCAACAAGACAGAGAACGCAGGATGCGGACAGGCAAGGCAGACAGGAATTGACTATACAGACGGAGACTACTTCATGTTCCTCGATGCAGACGATACCCTTGCCTCTCCTGTTGCTGTGAAGATGCTGCTCCGGGAGATGAAGAAGGGTGACTATGATGTAGTCATGGGAGACTTCATTGAGGAAACTGCACAGGGCACATTCGTAATGCACAAAGAGAACTGGATATGGTGCCATGCGAAGATGTACAAGAGACGGACGATAGACAGGTTCCTGCTCCGGTTTAACCTTACCAGAGGCAATGAGGATGTAGGTTTCCACTGCGTTCTGAAGAATCTCACAGACAACACTTCGTATATCCCACAGGTAATCTATATGTGGGAAAACTGCAACACTTCCCTTGTCCGTGGAGATTCAAGCGGATACAAGTGCGGTTACGGCTGGAGAGACTTTGTTGAGAACATGGCATGGGCGGCAGAGGAATTGCAGTCAAGGCGTGTAAACAAGGCACTTATCAGAGATCATGTTGTTTATGCACTGTGCAGGATATACTGGCAGTACGAAGAGGCGAAAGCTGTTCTGCCTGCCGAAAACGATGCAAACTGGACTAAAATAAAAGAATACTACAAGAGAGCTGTCCTGCCCATCGTCAGTGAGGGTGGCATAGATTATCCGTTCATTGCGAGTACTATGCTGAAACTGAAGAGAGAGGGCGGCACAGAACATATCATCCCGAAGATGACATTCAACCAGTACCTGACGAAACTTGGTTTCTTTAAGGATCTGGCTAAAGCGGAGGCTGATTATGGCAACGACTCCTGAAATGGTTCTGGAGTTAACTATTGCGTTAACGGATAACCAGGACTCAAACGGAAACTACAAGATTTCCGACAACAACGAATACAGATACCGGACACTTCAGATTCTGAACACACTGTGCCCTGAACTGTATCCGTTTTCCGATACATACAAGAAAGCAGGAAAAGGCAAGCGTCCTATCATTGAGTACCTGACGGCATTCGATCAGGAGATAGGACTTGACGATTACATATGCCGGAGTGTTCTTCCGGAAGGACTTGCCGGTTTGCTGTTCGCAGATGAGAATCCGTCTATGGCTTCTCTGCACTGGCAGATATATGAAGAGAGAAAGGCAATGCTTGGAAGAGGTATGCCTGCCGAATCAGAACCCATTGTCGATGTATACGGCGGTGGGTATTACGATGAAGACGGCAACTATCACCAGTACTTCCCCTACAATGACATGGCACAGTGGGGGTGATTGAATGGCTACAATCAAAGCCTCAACCAACGAATCTGTCTACAGGCTGGATAAGTTTCTAGGACTGAACGAGAATCCAAGTGGTGATACTAAATTGCGTTTTGGCGAGGGTTCAGTGGTTAAAAACTGGAAAGTAACGAGAGACAGAAACCTACAGAAACGTCCAGGCTCAAAGACTCTGTATGACCTTGAAACTGATGAGCCGATACAGGGTATGTGGTTTGGAAACATCAATGGTCATGAAACAGGATTGGCAGCAAGCGGTGACTATCTGTACAAGTTCTACTACGATGGCTTCCTTGAAACTCCTACCACTCTCGGTGCAATCAACACAGATAACAGAGTCAACTTCTTCGCCTTCAGCAACATCGTCTACATTCTCAACGGTAAAGAGTACTACTACTATGACGGCACTACGTTTGATGAAGTAGATGGGTACCGTCCTCTGATTGCAATGTCTCGGACTCCTGACGGCAGTTCCTCTTCTCTGTTGGAAGAAGTCAATAAACTGAACGGATACCGCAGAGTATGGTTCTCCCCTGACGGAACATCAACTACATTTGTCTTACCGGAGAATGACCTCAAGAGTATTGACTATGCTCAATACACTGCCGATGGTTCAAGCATTGCTATTTCAAGTTCTGACTTGGCAAACGGAACTGTTACATTCGGTTCTGCGCCTACAAGCGGTACGAATACCATAGAGATAGGGTATGAAGTCAAGAAAAACTACAGAAGTGATGTAACAGGCATGACAAACTTTGAACTGTTTCTCGGCTCACAGGACACTGCGGTTATCCTGTACGGAAACGGAACAAACGAAGCACTGTATTCAAGCATAGACTATATCGGACAGCCAAGAGCAGACTACTTCCCGGATCTGAATGAAATTGCGGTTGCTGATGACAACACTCCTATTACCGCTATGATCCGGCACTACTCACAGCTGATCTGCTTCAAGACCACTTCCTGCTACACAATCCACTTCGGATTGATCACGCAGGCAGACGGCAATCAGCAGTATGGTTTCTATGTGACACCTGTCAACAGAGAGATTGGTAATGCAGCTCTTGGACAGGTAAGGCTTGTGCTTAACTCTCCGTTCGCATTGTTTGGGAATGACCTGTACGAATGGAAATCCAACAGCCGGTATTCGGCAAACCTTTCCTCTGATGAGAGAAATGCACAACGTATCTCCGACAGAATCTATGCGACACTTGAAACATTCTCTGCACCGGACTGCTACTGCTTTGACGATAATCCCGGACAGGAATACTACATCTGCTACAACAATCAGTGTTTGGTGTACAACTATCCTGCCGATGCCTGGTATTACTACACAGGACTGAACATTCACTCCATGTGCAACATCTATGAGCAGCTGCTGTTTGGAACAAATGACGGCAGAATCTGTGAGCTGTCCGAAGAGTATCTGAATGATGACGGTGAAGAGATTGACTGCAACTGGGAGTCCGGCTCTCTCGACTTTGGTAAGAATTACTTACGGAAGTTCATGTCCGAACTGTGGGTATCCATGAAACCGCAGGCACATTCAAAAGTAATCGTGACGGCACAGACAGACAAGAAGTCAGAGTTCACTGAACGCATTATTGAGTCCAGACTGTCAACCTTTGAACACATGGACTTTTCTGCATTCAGCTTCAGCACAAACAGGAAACCGCAGGTTAAGAAGCTGAAACTGAAAGCAAAGAAGTTTGCATTCCTCAAAATCATATTCAAGACTAAAGACCTATATACTTCGGCTACTGTCCTCTCCGTTGATCCGAAGATCAGAGAGACAGGGTACGTTAAGTAAGGAGATTACTTATGGCACTATCAACATATTCCGGTGATACTAATTATGTATCCCAGCTCAGTGACCAGCCAAATGATAACGAAGGTTTGTCTGCCGCAGAACTGAAAGGAACATTCGACCAGTTTGGCACGGAGTTCAAAACGTACTTCAATGAGACACATCTCCCTGAAGTTGAGACTGCAATCAACGCTGCTGCAGCCGGTATCCCAACAGGTGATGTTGACGCAAGCATTATTCTTGACGGCAGTATCACAAATTCAAAACTGAAGAGTACTTCCGGCAGCGAGGCAGTCGATACAAATGTGATCAAAGACGGAGCAGTTACCGGAGACAAACTTGAGGCAAGCGTGAAATCTGCTGTTGATGCTGTCGCAGGCAAGGCATCGTTTACTGCTATCACCGTTACGCTTGACAAGGATGACTGGTCAAACAGCATTCAGACAGTTACGGCAACAGGGGTTACAACAGAGAGTTCTGTTATTGCGACTGCGTCAACTGATGACACTTCATTCTCTGCCTGGAGCAATTCCGGTATTCACGCTGTGGTTCAGGCACTCAACTCCCTGACATTCAAATGCAGATCAACACCTTCAACAGATGTCAATGTCAACATCTTAATCCTCACATAAGGGGGTTCTATCATGGCAACAGAAACCGAAAAACTTTACAACGCACAGGCAGGTACTGCTACCTCTCCTGCCGCCGCAACTTCTACTCCCTCAAGTACAGCTTATGACAGCACCCAGCCTGTAAGAAGCACAGCTCCTTCGTCATACACTCCGACAGGGGTAAACGATCCTGCTAACCTTCAGCAGTTCAATCAGCAGAATGAGCAGAAACTGAACACGATGTATGACGCTAACAGAGACAGTGCCCTTGCACAGTTGAAAACTGCGTATGATCAGAACCTCTCCAATGAGCAGGCAGCAATGGACAAGATTGCTCCGCAGTACCAGGAGAGTGCGAACCAGCTTGGTGCTGATTATGAGCGGCAGAGACGGAACAATAACTTGCAGGCACAGGCTAACGGATTGAATACCGGAGCCAATTCCCAGATGCAGTTGGCAGCAAGCAACGCATATCAGGCAGGACAGGCAAGCTTGCAGAAAGCACAGAACCAAGCTTTGCAGGATGCACAGCGTAGAATTACAGACTTGCAGAACAAGTACCAGAATGACATTGCTGCGGCAATAGCTGACAATGACGCACAGAGAGCAGCTGCCCTGTACAACGAGTATCAGAATGCCTATAAGAGACAGGTTGACATTGAGAACACCAACTATCAGCGTAATGTTCAGGCTGAACAGCAGGCATATGAGAGGGCATTTCAGGAAGAGCAGCGTGACTACTCACGGCAGTTCAACGAAGATGCAAAGAACTATGAGCGTCAGCAGTCTCAGGCAACACAGCTTGCACAGTACGGAGACTTCTCCGGGTTCCGTTCCCTGTATGGAGAAGAAGTTGCGAACCAGATGGAGAGGACATGGCTGCTTAACAATCCTGCCCTTGCGTATACTCTTGGGAAGATTTCCGCTGATGAGTATTTCCGCATGACAGGGAAGATGCCGCCTGGAACAGCAGTTGCAGAAGAGGCTTCTTCCGGTGGTGGAAGAGGATATGGTTATGGGTATGGCGGTTCAGGTGGTGGTCAAGAAGCATATGACAATGTGATTACTTCTGACATGGTCAAAGAGGCAAG